CCACGACACACGCATGGACAGCAAACAAACTTTTGAACTATGAGAGGCGGACACAATGCAAAAAGCGTTTCTGAGCATATAAAAAACGGAACACGCAAACCAAATAGACACGCAAACCGTGCTGAAGAGGCGGTAAAAGTTCTTGAAAAGATACCAGAACCTCCCTCATACTTCGACTCAAAGCACCGCAAGAAGTGGGCAGAAGTATGCGGGCGAGTTTATGATATTGATTCGTTGACAGACAACGATCTTGATAGTCTTGAGACATATGTGAAGTATTGGTTCATTGGAAAGGCCGCCTGGGAAGACATACAAAAGAATGGGATGACGATTGAGATTTGCAAGGAAAGTAAGGACGGGGTTGTCTATGTAGCAAGCGTTACTCGAAATCCATCCATTCTTACCATGAATGAGGCCGCGACAATCACTGAGCGCATTTCTGATAAGTTTGGGGGAAACCCACGATCCAGGATGGTTATCAAAACAACCCCGCAGGACGCGAAGAAAGTAGACCCATTAGACTTTTTGAATTGAAACAGGCAAAGCGGTATATTGACAATGTATTGAGTGGTGTAGAGTTGGTTTCAGATGGAACGAAACTGACTATTTTGCGACATCTGGAAGATTTAGGGCGGTCTAAAAATGCTGAATACCCGTTCTTTTTTGACGAAAAGGAAGCTGCGAAGGCTATTAATTTTTTAAGGGCTTTACGCCATCCATCTGGTGACAAGGGTATTGCCGGGCAAAAGTTTAACGTGCAGGACAATCAGGCTTTTATCACGGCCTGTATTTTCGGATGGCGGCGAAAAGAGAACGGGCTGCGAAGATTTACAGAGGTTTACCTGGAGGTATCAAGGAAGTGGGGGAAATCTCTTTACGCCGGGTTCATTGAGGTTTATACAGGTTTTTATGGTGGTGTAACTGGCGCGGGTATATTCACAGCAGCCACGACACGCGACCAGGCGGATGAGGTGTTTAGGGCTGTTCAGGGGCTTTGTCGGATGCTAAGGAATGACAGCGACACTGCAAGGAAGAGCATCAATGTCGGGGCTAATTCTGTGAACGACCTAAATAGTGGGTGTTTCATTCAGAAGGTTAGTGCGGACGCTGGAAACCTGGACGGTAAAAACCCGATTTGCGTAGTAATTGACGAATGGCACGCGCATAAAACGAGCGCGGTAAAGGATGTAATGGAAAGCGCACAAGGGACATGGGAGGCGCCGATGTTGTTCACGATAACCACGGCAGGGTTCAACAAGGAAGGCCCATGTTACAAAGTTGACAGGCCGAACGCTTTTTCTGTTTTGCGTGGGGATTTCAGGCAGGATAATTTGTTCGCAATGATCTTTTGCCACGACACAGACGATGCGGATGGGATATTGAATTTAGACCCGGACGTAAAGGAAGAAGCTGAACAGATTTTGAGGTTGGCAAAAAAGTCTAATCCAAACCTTGGCAGCACGCCAACTGAGCAGTTTATTTTGAACCGGGTAAGGCAAGCAAGGAATAAAGGACGGTCTACGAGGGTGGATGTTTTGACAAAAAACTTTAATTGTTGGGTGGATGCGCCAACAATATGGATACCAGAGGAAGATATTAAAGCGGTAATGAGGCCGCTAAACATGGATGATTACAAAGGGCGTCCGTGTTATTTGGGCATCGACTTAGCCGCGACTTCAGACATAACTGCCTGTGCCACATTCTTTCCCCCGCATGGCGACAAGGTTGCTGCTTTGTTTTTGAGGTTTTGGCTGCCAGAAGATACGATTGAAAAACGGCAAAATGAAACGATCTATGGCAAGTGGGTAGAAGATGGGTACATAGTAAAGACTGGAGGTAATCAGGCAGATTACGGGGTGGTAAAGAAGCATATTCACGACATGCACGAAAACCATAACGTAAAGGGAGTGTACTTCGACCAGTGGAACGCTTACGACATTATCTCACAGTTGACAGAGGAAGGAATCACGGCGGTGATAGTTCGGCAGACATTCCCAAACATGACGGAGCCGTTAAACTGGATTGAGCGGGCGGTGTCATCCAGGGACAAGATTTTTGAAATTGACGAAAGTCCGGTGTTGCTTTGGATGTTTAGGAACATCGTACTTGCCACCAATTCAGACGGGGCGATCAGGCCAAACAAGGAAAAGAGTGCCGATAAGATTGACGGGATCAGCGCAAGTGCAACGGCCATTTTTGGCCACATTACACAACCGCCGCCTGTAAAATCTTACCTGTTGGAGGAAGAAAGTGAACTTTTAAAATGGTAGTCAATGAGCTTTACAAGGAATGAATTAACCGATTTGATTAATAGTGTTGACCCTGCATACAAAGACAAAAAGGTTTATTGGATGAATGGCAACACACCTGAAACGCGAGCAATGCCCATACAACACTCTAAATTTTTCCCCGAATCAGCCCTTGCACACCAACTACTCGACGGCCTACGCGGGCTAGAAATTGGCGGTGCAGCCCACAATGCCTTTGGCCTTGACACGCTAAACGTGGACAGGATCAGCCACGACCACCCAGATTTCCAGCCCTATGCCAGCGAGCAAAAAAGGCTGTGCGGGGCGGTTATGCCCGTTGATATTGTTGCTCCAGGCGACTGCATCCCGGTTGCTGACAAGTCCTTTGACTTCGTAATTTCCAGCCATGTTATAGAACACTTTTACGATCCGATCAGCGCAATTAAAGAATGGATGCGCATAGCCACGAAGTACATTTTCATCATTTGCCCGCAAAGGGATGCACTGGAAAGCGACAGGGGAAAAGAATTGACGGACTTAGATGAACATATTGCCCGCTTTTCAGAAAAAGGCGAAAAACCAAGTTCTGACCAGCATCATTCCCGGTGGACATGCCAATCATTTGCTAATATGTGCATGTGGATTTATACGCAGGAATGGGGCAAGGATTGGGGAACGTGCGCGGTGGAGCCGGTCGACTTGAAGGTCGGAAATGGCTTTACCGTTGTTTTAAAATTTAAAGAGCAATAAAATGAGCGCAATTCACGAACTTCTTAATGTCCCAGATGAGGTCTATATCCCCCTGGTCGATATTGTACCGCCAATCTTGGCGCAATGTTTTATAGAGGATACCCCTGTAGCAATAAAGGCTACCACAATTGCAAGGGTGATAAAGTTAATAAGCAATATTGGCGACGAACACACTCCACACACTTACGCCCTCATCGGCATGATGGTTGAACAAGCCTACAATGCCGCCGTACTCCAATCAAAAAAACCGCCACTTTTCAAGATTTTAGGGAAAAAATGATAAACATCCTAATCGTAGAAGAACCCATAGTTACCGCAGTTTCCTGGTGGCGGCTATTCCGCCCTATCGCTGAAATGCAGCGGCAATTCCCTGGTAAATTTAACGTGAAAATGGTGCGGAACAAGTCGATCAATGCCGATGACCTGTTTTATACTGACATTTTCATCCTGTGCCGCCCAAAAGACGAAGAAACCCTGAGCCTCGCACGTAGAATCAAGGCTTTAGGGCGCTCAAAAATCATTCTTGACATTGACGATGCAATCACCAATCTCCCCATAAATCACTTTCAATTTGCCCACCATCATGCACGGGTTTCCATAGTCCGGGACATTTTTACCCTTGTAGATTACTTTTGGTGTAGCACTGAGCAGCTTCTTTACGAATGCGACTGCTTAGGCCGTGGCGAAGTAGTGCCAAATGCCATCTACCCGTGGGATCTACCAAACGAACCGGCACCAGACAGGGGGCTTTGGATGTGGCGCGGCGGCGGGTTGCAAATACTTGACGTGCTTCTGGCTGGAGCTGAAAAATACGAAGAAATAAAGGCGCTTCCGAAGCAATGGATATTTTGGGGCGTACTGCCTCCCCTTGCCCACGGTGAAAATGTAGGGCTACCGTTGGAATACGAATCAGACGTGCAGTCCTATTTTGAGAAATTGAAAAACGCTAAATTTAACGGCGTGTGGAAGCCGCTCGCAGAACACCAATTTAACGACGCTAAAAGCAATATCGCATGGATTGAGGCAACAATGTCCGGGGGCGTGTGCCTGACTAATTACGCCGGGAAAACGGCCTGGGAAAACGCTGTTTCTGAATTCCCTACGTATGATGAGGCGTGTGAAATATGGGCAAAATCAAAGGAAAGGATCATACAAGACTTCAATCTTGAAATCACGGCCAGGCAAAGAGCGGAAAGCATTGATAGGCTGATGAACGGCACGATTTTAGCTTAAAACACGTAACACCTAACCTATGACTGACACAGACTTTGAGCGAATAAGCGAGCGGGCAAAGCTGCTCGAAAACAAAGGGTATTTCGACCGTCACCGTGAACTCGTGCCGGAATACGGGGTGCAAGGCGCATGGGAAAAGCTCGAAAGCGAATTACCTTTTGGGATAACCCGCTATTCGTCTTTCCATGCTTTTGAGGCTGCCAAAAAAAGGGAGGCCGAAGGGACGCTGAATGAAACGGTGTATTTGAAGAAATAAAGTTGTTTGCATGACTTTTATTTTTAGCTCGTTGCCGTGCAAGGCGACGGGCTTTTTTGTTGAAAAACATTACTTACGCAACACGTAATAGTTTCGGCTCGAATATGGCTGAATTTTGTGCAAACCCGCACTAATGCAGATTTTCGGCTTCAATATTGACATAAAATCAAAGCGCGTAATTGCGCTGGAAAATACTGTCAGAAGCCTGCAAGGTCAAATAGTGTCGGGGCCGACCGGATGGGGAACGAATTACGACTCCCTTTTTTCAGGTTCCGGCGTTGTTACCCGTCAAAAAGCCCTTACCGTTCCTGCTATTTTCGCGGCAGTTGACGTAGTTTCCAAAACACTTGCTTCTTTACCGTTTGCCCCATATCAACGTACAGATACCGGGGCTGAAAAAGCTATCGGGCATCCGCTTTGGGCGATGGAAACAATGGAGCCGTCACCCTATACAACGGCGTTCAATTTCCGTCGCGATTTGTTTTCTGACACGTGCTTTGGCAACGCTTACGCCAAAATTTCATTCAAAGGAAACGGCAGGGCGTATAAGCTGGAAAGACTTGTCCCTGAAAACGTGACTGTTTATCAGAACCAAGAAACAGGAGAACCTTTTTACTGTGTTATGCGCACCGATCCTGGTGGAAAGATGCGCTACGAAGTTTTGATGCAGTACGAAGTCTTACACCTGCGCGGCATGACTATCGACGGTTGGCAGGGCATTGATATTTCCAACACTTTTTCATCTTCTATCGCAATGTCCATAGACGCCACGCGCTACGGGCATAATTACTTCAACAACAACGCAGCCGTTGACGCTGTGATTGAATACCCTGGCGCTCTTGATCTAAAGAGCCGGGAAGTAATGGAAAATAAGATTAAGCAAAAACACGCGGGTATCAATAACGTCGGCGGGGTGATGCTTCTTGACGCCGGATCGAAATACAACAAAATTGGCACCAACCCACAGGAGGCGATGCTCAACGAAAGCAGAACTTTCCAGGCATACGAATCTTGCCGGATTTTCGGCGTTCCCGCTCACATGATAAACGTCCTTGACCGCTCCACTTTCAATAACATTGAAATGATGGATAACGGGTTTGTGAAATACTGCCTTGTGCCGCTCGCAGAGCAGTGCGAGCAGGAACACGACGTAAAACTGCTTACTCAGTCTGAAAAATCAAGTGGCTCCGTATTTCACAGATATGACTTATCAGGGCTGATGCGCGGTGACATGAAATCAAGGGGTGAATACGAAGATAAGATGCTGAAAAACATGGTGTTAACCATTAACGACGTGCGCGGGATGAACAACTTAAACGAAGTTCCGTGGGGACACAAGCCTTACGCGCAGGCGGGGGTAACACCAGTGAATGAAGATGGCACAATTGATATAAACACGCCAGCAGACGCGCCGGCGAATAATGATACTGATAATGGAACTCCGCAGGCTTCAAACTAATGTCGAAACACGCTTCATTGTTTCGGAAGAAACAAGGGCTAAGGTGGTGAATGAGGAAACTCGCACTATCCGGGGCTATGGTATTGTGTTCGACAAAGAAAGTGTTGATCTGCGTTCGCATGGTCGCGTTTTTCGCGAAGTGATCCGGCCTGAAGCTGTGAATGGCGTGGATTTTTCCAAAGTGCTTTCAATGCACAACCACAGAAGCGAACGCCTTTTAGGTAACACGGCTTCGGGTACTATGCGCACCGGAACTGACAGTACAGGCGTGTGGTATGAAGTTGATTTGCCAGATTCACCTACCGGCGAAGATGTGTTAGTGTCTGTTCGCCGTGGCGACACGCCAGGATCGTCTTTTCAGTTTGACATCAAAGCTGATGGCGAAAAATGGTCTGTGAGAAATGGTCGGGCTTTCCGGGAAGTCATTGCATTTAATGGTGTTTACGAAATGGGGCCGGTATCAGAACCCGCCTACCCTGACACGACAATCGCGGCCAGATCAATGGAAGAAATGGAAAGGGTTTTGCGCGATGAAGGCCCGATGATGGATGATGCGACAGGTAATACCCCTGCTGAATCTTACGATCTGTCCTACATGGTAGATAGTGCTGCATGGGCATTGTATCGCTCCAATGACATGATCTACGCGCTGAATAACTACATATCAAAGTATCGGTATTTCGGCGAAAACATGCCCGCAGAGGCAGACATTTTTAGCCGCCTTATATCTGAATGCGAGGCGGCAAAATCGGCGCTTGTGGCACTGATTGACGGCCATGCCGATGCTGTAAGGGCGCTGAATGGAGGCGAGAACCGAAGTGAAGATGAACCGAAAGAAACAGGAATAAAAATACACCCAGAAGAAGAATTCTTTTGCGTGATCTATTGACAAATAAACACAAACAAACACTATGACACGCTTAGATGTCCTTAATGAACTATCCCAGGTGCAAGCGGCGCTACGGGATATTCGGGCGAAAAGAAACGAGGACGGAAATTTTTCCGATCCGCTTGTTCAAGTAAGCCTCGACAAAAACAATGCCCGCTACCTTGAGCTTTCATCTCTTCTTACCGATCTAAATATCGAAGAAGAGCAGCGTAAGCTGGAAGTTGAGCGTGAAATGACAAAGCGCGGCAATTTTGATGCTGGAAAGGAGGATTCCACAGTAACCTACGATAATTCATTTTGGCGGTGGGCTACTCAAAGCATGGAAAATCCAAACCTTTCTGCTGACCAAAAGCGGATGCTTGCAACCCGGCACGTTTCGGAGGTGCGGGGCACGTCTACGCAGATCGGCTCGACCGATTCTTTGGGCGGCTATGCCATCCCGCAGGAATTTTCAAAAGAAATCGAGGTGATGATGGAGTGGTATGGCGGGTATAAGGCTTTTGGAACATGGGAAAGCCCGGCTGGAGGCGGAATGAAATATCCATCCATTGATGACACTGCAACCACTGGAAACATCCCAGGCCAAGGCACGGCTTCTACCGTTGCCGATCTGACACTCGGCCAAATCCTTTTTGGCGACTACACCATTGACAGTAAGATTATCAAAGTATCTGATGAGCTTGATAATGATAACGGCGTGGCATTGCTCAAAGTGATCCTTTCCGACATCCTTCCTGCAAGACTTGGTCGCGCTGTAAACTCATATCTGACGAATGGAACCGGAACAGGACAGCCCTACGGCTTCACCACAACGGTCACAAACTCTGGGCTTACAACAAACAGCGGCGTAGCCATCGCGCAGGGCGAACTCATGCGCCTCATGTACAGCGTTGACAGGGCGTACCGCCAAAGCCCTGGTACAGCATGGATGGTATCTGATACTATTATGGGATACCTGCGTACCCTTGAGCTTGGAAACACCAACACTGTCCCGATTTTCACGCCAAACATGGACGTTGTTGGAGCGGAGCCGGTCAAACTTTTCGGCTACCCAATCTACATCAACAACGATTTGGCCGCTGCAAACGCTACTACACGCGTACCTGTAACAGCAACAAAATCCGTGTATTTCGGAGACTTCAATAAATACAAAGTTCGCAGCATTGGCGGCGTAAACATGAGCCGCAACGATCAATTGTATTGGGCAGAACGCTCCATTGGTTTCCGTGGCTACGTTCGTAAAGACGGCAACCTGGTTAACGCCAACGCCATTAAGTATTTGCTTCAGGCGTAATGCTCATTAAGTATCGCAATGGCGGGCGGATCGCCTCGGTTTCAACGGAAGAAGGACGCGCTTTGATTAGTAGCGGAATTGCCGATGAAGTCTTTGCTACTCCGCCCGCTCCAAAGCGAGAAAATGCACTGGATAAAAGGAAAAAAGAAAAGCGGTAATGGCTCACAAAGTTACAGTCCAACCCACCATCGAACCCGTGTCTTTTGCAGAAGCAAAGACGTGGCTAAAGGTGCATACGGATGTAACTGAAGATGATGATTTGATCCGCTCTTTGATAAAAGCGGCTCGCGTTTGGGCAGAAAGTGGCACAGGCCAGGCGCTCATGGAGCAGACAATTGCTCAGGTGTGGGATTACATGCCGAATTATGGCACGTTTGAACTCGCAGTGTCGCCGGTCATTTCAGTGACAACAGTAGGCTATCTGGACGCAAATGGCGCTTACCAAACGTGGGCTTCGACTAATTACACTGTTGACGATATTTCAACACCTCCCAGGGTGGTAGTTAAAGGATCGGTTTCGCTTCCTGATACTGCCGATGCAACAGAATACCCGAATCTGTGGAAAATCACATACAAAGCCGGGAATACTACCACTATGGCTGTTGACGCGAACATCAAAACAGCCATGTTGCTTCAAATAGCCATGATGTATGAAAACCGGGAAGACATGCCTTTGGGCCGTGAAAGCGGACATCCATTTGCACGCTCTGCGTGGAATTTATTGGCAATTAGTCGTGTGAATCTGATATGAGGAAGGAGAATCACAGGAACCTGGGCGCTATTCTTCCCGACATAGCCGCACTGAATGAACGGGTGACGCTGCAAACATTCACCACAAGCAGGGACACAAACGGCGCTGAAATAATCACATGGGCTGATGCCTGGACAGATTGGGCGCGTGTTGATTACAGTAGAACAGGAAACGAAGAGGCATTAACGGGGGATCAATTCATTGTTTTTACCAGGGTAAAATTTACACTCAGGTACCGAGGCACGATCAACGAAAAAATGCGCTTTGTGTATGATGGCGAAAATTACGACATCATGTATAAGGAAATTTTAGGACAGCGAAAGTTTGAAACTTTTACATGCGAAAATAGAACATGAAAGCAGGGCGCTACATATCCAGCATTTTGAACGCAGCAAGCGGGGTGACAAACCTCGTTTCCAGCCGGATTTATCCGGTTATGATCGCGCAAAATGCCGCATATCCAGCAGTATCCTATTCATGCTCCTATGTACCCGCCGATCCGAATAAAACACAGGTAGAAACGGCGTATCTGTGCCGCGCTACAATCGTGGCATGGTCAGAAACCTATTCAGCCTGCGAGAACATTGACATTGCTATCAATGCCGCTTTGAATTTTGTGGAAGGAACCGCTGCCGGGGTTACGGTGACAGGTTGCGAATATAAAGGGAGTGAAGACGGCATGGATGATAAAAACGAATACTATTTCAGGGCTGCCACTTACGAAATCAGGGTAAACAGATGAGCGAATTAGGTTTCATCGAATCGGAAATGGCCGATGTTTTTACACGGTTTCGGCACCTTGGAAAGCTATACACGCAGGCTGCGCCACGAATAGCGGCAATAGGTGGCGCTTACTTGGCTTCGGCAGCAGAAAGCGCGGCACCAAAGGGTAGAATTGTTCACCGGAGGTACTCTACAGCGAAAGTCAATAAAGCAATGAGAGCGCCTAAGGGCATGGGGACTGTAGTAGCGACGTATTCCCCCGGCAACCTTGCCAGGTCAATGCAGGTGCTAAAATTACGCCGGGTAAAATCAGGTGTAATTGTTGGCGCAAACCTCGCAAAAGGCAGCGCAAAAGGAAATTTCGGTGGAACGCGCACAGATGGTTACTACCTGCACATGGTCGAAGGCGGAACAAATAAATGGGCAGGAAAACCTTTTTTCATGGCAACATGGAATAGAAGCCGCCCACGGATTGAGGCAATGATGGTTCACCAGTTCACGCTTATTGCAGAACGATTCAACGCAGATAATAAATGAAAGTAAGGCTAAAATTCGATTGGACAGATCATGGCATCACGCACAAGTGCGGGAGTGTTGTTGATGTAAGCGATAAAGACGGCGCGGTGCTTGTTGCTGCCGGTCACCAACGGGTTCACCAGGATACGCCGTCACGGATAAACCCTGACTTGTATGGATTGGGGTGCGTTCCTAGTGGCGTGGCAATTATGGGTAATCCAGGGCCAGAATTAGTGAATGTCCCGGCGCAAAAACTGAAAAATACCCATTCTGGCCTTCTAAAAGGCTTTGAATCCCAAAATAAAGAATAAGCCCGCATGGGCAAAACAAATAAACACAAAACACAAGCACTATGACTACCGGAGTAGTAAATACGAAGTTGTTGAAATGGTATGTCGGCTCAACAGCGATTACATGCCAGACAGACGGCACTCTTTCCCTGACATCCGATACCAGGGATACCACTTGCAAGGATTCCGGCCAGTGGAAAGAAGCCCTTTACGGGCAAACCGGGTGGGAGCTTTCAGGCACGGCGCTTGGAAGTTACGACGGAACAATGTCGCTCCACCAACTCACTGCACTGATTATCGCGCAAACCGTTTCTACCGTGTCCTTCAAAACGGCTGTGTCCGGCGATGACATTTTCACAGGTACGGTTATATGGACAAAGATGGACGTTACATCTGCTGGAACGAATCAAAACGTAAACATTTCATACACAGGCATGGGCACGGGTGCCCTTGTACAATCATCTTAAATGATTCACACAATCAAACTAGGGGGTAAAACCCGGAAAGTGCTTTTTGGGAACTACGTTTTCCGCAAACTGGAGCAAGAAAAAGGCATCGGACTTTTCGACATATCCGAAGGACTGCAAAAGGTAAGTATTGCGCTAATCAGCGACATGCTATACTACGCTTTACGGTGCGCCGAAATCAGCGAAGGCGCTGAAATGGAAGAATATACCGCTGACACGGTTTGCGCGTGGATGGATGTGGAAACAAGTTCTATTGGCATCGTTCTACCGTGGATCACCGACGCCGTCACTGCTATGACAAAAAGCATTGGTGTCGATTCCGAAGAAAGCGAAGAGCCTACAAAAAAAAAGAAGTAGGATTTGATTGGCCTACCATGATATACGGGGCCGGGAAGATGGGGTGGAAAGAGCGTGATTTTTGGCTTTCCACCCCATCTTATTTTTTCACCGCGCTATCCGGCCACATGGAGCAAGAGGTGGACAGGGTTAACATGGGATTTGCACAGGCGCGAATGGTTTCCTATTACGCAGGATTTCAAAACCTGATTAAAGGAACCGAGATGAGCGATTTGTACAAACTCCCCTGGGATGACAAGGTGAGGGCGGCCAAATTTGAGCCAATTGACCCGGAAGAATTAGAAAAATTTGAAGCGGCGGCGGCTCGTGCCTATGCCAAACTAAACGAAAATGTCAGTAGCAGCACTTAATGTACGGATTGGGGGTGACATTCGAGAGCTTAACAAGGCGCTCAAGGATGCAGAAAAAGCCGTCCGTGGTGCAAGCACCCGAATCGGCGAAGCTGCCAGGGAACTGTCAACCAAGCTGTCGTTACCGCTGATTGGCTTTGGTGTTGTCGCTATTAAGGCTGCCGGTGAAATTGAGGCGTTGCAGAAAGCGATGGATGCAACATTCCAGGGTGCAGGTCGGTCGCTTGCAGAGGCGTCTGCCGAGGTAGAAAATTTGCGCAAATCCGCTGAGGCTCCAGGGCTTGAATTTGAACAAGCGGTGCGCGGATCTATCAGGCTTCAAAACGTGGGGTTTTCCGCTGAAAAAGCGCGGGGTGTCATTGAGCAGCTCGCAAACACAATAGCCACTACAGGCGGCACGGCAGAAGATTTAGGGGAGGTTGTTAATCAATTTTCTCAGATGATCGGAAAGGGCAAACTATTCCAGGATGACTTGAAGATCATTACGGGCAGGATGCCGGTTGTTGCCCAATTAATGAAAGAAGCGTTCGGCACGACAACAGCTGAGGGTATCAATGCGCTTGGTGTTGATGCCCGCGAATTCGTCGATACGATCACAAAGAAAATGGAAGGAATGCCCCGCGTTGCGGGCGGCATATCAAACGCCATTGTGAACGCAGGGACGGCGATAAAAATGTTTTTGGCAAGCGTGGGCGAATCGCTCAATAAAACATTCAATATCAGCGCAAAGCTGGAAGGTTTTGCTACATGGTTAGGTGATCTGTCTGATCGTTTCTCCAAACTTGACGACGGCACCAAAAAACTCATTGCGGGTGTTGGCGTGTTTGCCATTGCCCTAGGGCCGATGCTAAAGGTCGGGCAGGGTGTAGTCGTAGTCGTTGGGGCAATGATTAAGGCGTATGGCGTTTTGCAGGTAACACTTTTGAAATCCCTTGCAGGTGAAGCCATCCCGTCCGCAATCAAGGCTTTCCAGGCGTTGAACCTTGCTACAAAACTGACAATTTTAGGCGCGGCAATCGGTATCGTATTGGCCGCCGCTGCTGCGTTCACTTTGTTGGCTGAAGATACCAGTGCGGCTGCTAAGGCTCAAAAATCCCTACTTGAAGTTAATAGAAAGGCTGCCGATAGTATCGCAGGACAAAAGAGCGAGGTTGAGGTGCTTGTTTCTGCCTATAAAAAAGAATCGACAACACTTGAGGAAAAAAGACGGATTCTTGAAAAGTTAAACAAAATTAGCCCAGAATATTACGGCGGGATAAGGGCTGGTAAAAATGATATAGAGGCGATAACATTGGCCACTACGCGTTATGGAGAGGAATTATTAAGGGTGGCGAAGATAACAGCTGCAAAGGAACGATTGGTAGAGATTCAAAAAGAGATGAACAATCTCAATGAAACGGCAGACCCGACTGTTTGGCAGCAACTTAAGTCGTCAATTCTTAGCACAGCAAGCCCGGCTGCGGCTGCCCTTTCCACGGCAACGTCATTTACAGAAAACCTACTTGAGCAGAAGGCCGCACTTGAGGCCGAGCAAAAGGCGCTGATTGGAGTAGCCCAGGCAGATGTGCTTAATACCAAAACCACCAAAGAGTTAACGGGCGCAACCGGGGGATTAAGTGATGCAAAAAATAAAGCAAAGGAGGCTAGTGATGCAGAAACCGCAGCACTGGAATTATATCAAAAACAAATAGAGGGCGCAGAAGCGGCGGTCATTGCATACAATCAAACCCTGCTTGATGCAATGAAAAAGGAGGATGAGGCAAGGGCGGCAAGCATGGGGGCTACTGATACGTCCGGTGGGCCATCGGGAGGCGAGAGGCCTTTGGCTGTCGGGAAAGAAAAAACAGAACAACAGGATAGGGAAGAGGCTCAGATAGAGCGGTTGAGGCAAATGAAGGAGCAGCTTGAGGCGCTCCCTACTGCCGCAGAAACCGCTGCCGGGGCCATAGCAAGTTTTGGGGAAAACGTTGCATCTTCCCTTGAGCAAAGTGGGGCGTCATGGAAATCATTTGCCTCTGCCGCTGTGTCTGCCATAGCGCAGGTTATAAACCAGCTTATTAAAATGACGGTAGCTAAGGCTATTGCATCCGCTATCGAAAAAGGATCTGTTATTAACCCGCTTGTTGGAATTGCCCTTGCAGGCGTGGCCGGAACTTTAGCCGGGGCGCTTTTCAAAAAACTTGTCGGGGCGGCTTCATTCGCCAAAGGCACCATGAACGCCCCTGGGGGTTTATCACTCGTTGGTGAAGAAGGGCCCGAGCTTATAAACCTTCCCGCTCGCTCGCAGGTATATACCGCGTCACAGACAAAGAACATGCTGAATGGAGGCAGTGGTAATGTCTCGCTGAGCGGGGCATTCACAGTTAAAGGCACTGACCTTGTGTTAGTCCTTGATCGCGCTCAACAAAAACAAACCCGTACCCGCTAATGGCTGAAAGACTATATGGATACGGGATTTCTCCAGGCGGTGTAAACTACACGGCCAGGATCTACGACACGGATTTTGTCGGTACTTCGATAGGCTTTGAAACAGCCAGGGGTGGCATAGAAATAACATGGTCAGCGGATAAGCCGGATGATCGGCATGCCCCTATAATGGGTAGCAGTTGCCGCGTTACAATGCTGCTTCCTGTTGACGACGTGGATCTGAATAGTTTTGTTGACGATGTACGCACCTCAAAGGAGGGCCGTTTTTGGATGGAAATAGTCAGTGGCGGCAGCGCAACGGTTAGATGGCGGGGTATATTGGTAGCGGATATTTCAAACGAACGAGACGAAGCAGCATACTACACGGTTACTATGACCGCTGTTTGCGGTTTGGGGCTACTGAAAAAGACGCCGTATTACAATGCCGGAACACTATACTTCAATAGCAGTACCCTTGTATCGCACCTTACGCGGGCGCTCGGTAAGTTGGCGCACATGGCGATGTGGGCGGCGGGTGACGACTTCCTTGAAACGTCGGTAGATTGGTGGGCTGAAACGATGTCAACGGGAGGCGCGAATGATGCGCTATTCTTAGCACAGGTAGACCATGCTGCCTTTTACGACTACCATACCACAGGATCGACAGATAAAGATGTACTATCATGCTATGATGTAATAAGCCACATTGTACGCTCATTTGGGGCGCACATTAAAATGTATGATGGCAAGTTTATTGTAGAGCAAATTGACTACCGATCAAACAGCACATACGAATACAGGCGCTACAAAAAGGATGGGACTTTTTTGTCAAATAGCGGGTACAGTGGCGTAAACACGATTAATCAGACGGATACCGGCGCAAAGTTATCGTATGTAGAATACGACTATTTGCCACAGCTTTCAAAAACGTCTGTCACTTATCAGGCCAATTTGCGCCGCAATTTTTGGGGGAACATCATCCCAACGCAGGGAAATGTGTTTAACTTTAATCAGGCGATTGACAGCAACAGCGGGGCAACTACATTTAAAATCAATGGCCTGTTTCGGGTAACAATAAAAAACAATTCCTATTCAGGGAGCCTTACCGATTCGATTTTCGCAGAGATGAAGCTGTATTTGAAGATCGGGAGCAACTACCTGAAACGCTCGGTAACGTATTCGGGTTTTTCTGTCATCCCTGGTACTGCTTCCTGGACGGGTACGCCGGGCGATAGTGCAGATTTCGTATCGGGCGGCACAAGTAGCGTTCCAGCGGTGGGAAGCAGTGTAACGCTGTTTATCCCTGTTCAATCATTTATCACGCCACCACTACCGGCAGACGGTGATACAAACACATTCCAGTGCGGTTTTGGGCAGTTAATGAAGCAGGGGAACGTCGGGGTAGACGAATCGCAGTTTACAATCAACTGGAGTGCGGATAGCTTCTTTTTGGAACTATACGATGGAGGGACGCCGGATGTTTTGGAAGATGAGATTCTATACGAAACCGAAAACCCCGACGATGGCACGGAAAAATGGGAAGCGGACATACGCTTAGGCGGCGGTAGTACAAATTACCAAGGCCGTCTAAGAAGCGCCGCAAATTACGCCTATCAACAGTGGGCGCAAGGTGTTGTAACGCCGTATGCGCCGCTTGGCGCGCTTCTTTCAGAAGTAGCGATGAATGGGCAGCTTCGCCCGATTAAACGCCTCAACGGGCAAATTTACGGGCAAGGTATTAGCCCTTGGAAACTGATTAGGACTTCGGAGCCGTTGGATTGGTTTCCAATGCAACTTACTTGGTCGCCAACCGAAGATATGTTATCGGGTAGTTGGTTTGAGATGGATTACGGTACAGCAGGGGTGCCATCGACGCCGGTTCTGGTGAAAGTATTAACAGGCGGCACAAAGTTGCCGCAAATGCCAGGGGCCACTATCCCGGTGACAACAGGTAATAATAATCAGGGTTTTGCAACAAATTCGCCTGGGGTTGTTCTTGCCCCTATCTCATTCAATAATATCAGTGCTGCAATTACCGCAGGGGCAACTATTACTTCTATTGGGCTTACAGACGCGGCGACTGGAACGGAATTTATAAGCGGGGACAGTGTTACGCTTTGTCATCCGATCACCGGGCAATACCAGACGTTTGAAGTAGCCACAGCGCCCGTATTTGGGGCGACTTCGCTTTCGGTTGTTTCTGAGGTGGCCGACTTTAGTGCGCCGGTAGGCTCGTTCCTTGTTGTTAAGCAAAAGGCGTTTGCCTTTTCGCTGCCAAAGGCCGTACAGGGGCAGATACTTCGATACAACGCAGGATCAGGTAAATGGGAGGCGTACAGCGGTACGGTTGACGGACGGGTGCTTACGTGGGATACTACGAACGGATGGCAGGAAGAAGCGCTTCCGGGCGGCACCGGCACAGTTACAAGTGTTGCCCTTACAGTGCCATCTATTTTAAGCGTTGCAGGAAGCCCAATAACAACAGCCGGAACACTGGCGGTTACACTCGCTACACAGGCGGCGAATTTGATATTCGCCGGGCCATCATCCGGCGGCGCGGCGACCCCTACATTCAGGGCTTTGGCGTTGGCTGATTTTGCGGCTAATTTATTGACGTTTGCCAAAATACAACAGATTGTAACCGCCTCCATACTCGGCAGGGTTACGGGCGCTACTGGCGATATAGAGGTATTGACATCCACACAAGCCACAACCCTGATAAATGTTTTCACATCCGCCTTAAAAGGGCTTGTACCTGCATCCGGTGGCGGCACCACTAATTTCATGCGAGCCGATGGAACGTGGGCGGCTCCGGTTGGCACTGGCGTAACTCAGTCTGGAACACTGGTAAATAACCGGGTAACAATTTCGGCGGGTTCAAATCAGGTAAAAGACTTTGCAGCGTTCACGGTTGACGGGACTAATAATCGAATGACAATAACCGGCACCGTAGCCGGAACAGGCGCAAACAACGCCTTTTTAAACCTCAATTCAGGAGCAATAACCGGCGCAACGGAATTTTTCAGGGCTTCCGGCAATATTAACGGCAACCTGATTGGGACACTTATAAACGCGAATAACACTTCATCGGCTAACACCCTGCTTCAGATCGTTACAGGCGGCACAAGCGCGGGTGATCCAATAGTGCAATTCATTGTCACAGGCGGCGCGGGAACGGTGGCGGTTGGTTTGGATAATAGCGATGGCGACAAATTCAAAATCACCCCAAATTCATCCACGCCAGGCGGCACTGCGAACAGTGGCTTAATTATCACCCAGGCAGCTACGCCGCTTGTTGGGATTAACAAAGATGTTCCTATTCATGCGCTCGACGTAGAGGGCCGGGTAAAATCCAGCACAGGTTTCGTTGGAAAATTCGCGCAATGGTTGGCTGGCAATATCGCTTTTGGTGCGGGTGCTGGAACCGGGCCGACTTTAAACTCCATTTCTGGTACAGACAATGCGCTTTACCTGTCATTCACAACAGGAACACTACCAACGAACAATGCTACAATTTTGACAGCCACGTATCCAAACGCATGGCCTGCTACATCCTTTGTTTCATTCAGCGCGGACGGCACAAACAATTCAGCGACCGACATAACCAAATTCAGAACAGGTGGCCGTACGGCTGCGAAATTCGATTTCGTGGCAAATGGAACGCTAACCGCCTCGACTAACTATCAATTCTGTTTTTCAATTTTTGGATCATGATAACAGCAAGCGCAAACTACGTCTTATTCGAAGGTTCGGAGGTTAGGTACGCCT